GGAATTTGGTTGCGGAAACCTACAAAGCATTATTAAAAACCATTGATAATGACATCCTAACAGCATCAGAAAAACAAATTACAGATGGATTTGGGGGTGGATCAAATGTTTTTATTGATTCTAATGGGTTTTTAAGAGCCAATAAATACAAAGTTACAAACGGATTAGCCACACAATTTTTAAAGGCTGATGGATCATTGGATGCAAATACCTATTTGACATCAATTACAAGTTCACAAATTATCACGGCATTAGGGTTTACACCGGTGACCAACGCACGTACATTGACAATTAATGGCACAACGTATGATTTGAGTGCAAATAGATCATGGACGGTTGGAGGAACGGCAGCAGTTTGGGGTAATATTACCGGCACATTGTCGAATCAAACAGATTTACAAACGGCATTAAATGCCAAATTCAATAATCCAACAGGTACAATTTCACAATACATTCGTGGAGATGGTTCATTGGCTACGTTCCCAACATTACCGGGAGGTTTGCCAATAGGTGGAACAACAGGCCAAATTTTGGCCAAAATTGATGCAACCGATTACAATACACATTGGATTGATAATTTTGCCACACAAACCAAAAATGAGGTCAAATTAGGGCAGACATTAACCAAAGGCACAGCCGTATATGTATCATCAGCCAATGGAACAAATATTATTGTTTCTGCCGCATCAAATACAACAGAGGCATTAAGTTCAAAAACTTTTGGTTTACTTGAAACAGGTGGTGCAACAAATGCATTGGTTAAATGCGTAACATTTGGATTATTAGCCGGATTGGATACATCAGCCGCAACAGCCGGTGATCCGGTTTGGTTAGGGGTAAATGGTGCATTAATTTTTGGTTTAGCAAATAAACCGTATGCACCTGCACATTTGGTTTATATTGGAGTAGTGACACGTGTGCAACAAAACAATGGTGAAATCTTTGTAAACGTTCAAAATGGATTTGAATTAAAAGAAATTCACGATGTTTCGGCACAATCGCCAACAAATAATGATGGATTATTTTACGAGTCATCCACAGGATTGTGGAAAAATAAAAGCATTACAACGGTTTTAGGATACACACCACAGGCACAATTGTCTGGAACCGGGTTTGTAAAAGCATCAGGCACAACAATATCGTATGACAATTCAACGTATTTAACCACAACGGATGCCGCATCAACATACCAAAGGTTAGACAGAATGGCCATTAATTTGCTTGCAAGTGACATTCAATACCCTAATAACAATGCAGTCATTGCAGCATTAGCATTGAAAGCAAATGCGGAAAATCCTGAATTCACAGGCAATATGACAATTTCAGGGGCAGAACCTAAATTGTATTTCACAGACACGGATCAAAATCCTGATTATACGGTTTTAGTTGATGCAGGATATTTTAAAATTTATGATCAAACAGCAGGTGCAACAAGATTCCAAATAAATTCTGATGGAAATATCAGCACAGGTGTTGGGAAAAGCATCACAGCCGGATCATTCATTAAGGATGGAGGCACAGCATCACAATTTTTAAAGGCTGATGGATCAATTGATTCAAACACATATGTTTCATCGACAGCATTGGCTGATTATTTATTAATTACAACAGCGACATCAACATATCAGAGATTAGACAATATTGCATCATCATTATTTGCGAGTGCAACAAATTATCCAAATAATAATGCCGTGATTGCCGGATTGGCTTTAAAAGCGGATGCCGCAAATCCTGTATTTACAGGATCAATGAACGTTCAAGGTTTGGAATCAAGAATTAATTTTTACGATGAAAACAATTTACGTAAATTTTTTATTGGTTATGATTCGGGGCAATTATCTATTTATCAGGATGCCGGATCAGCAACAAGATTTGTAATAAATTCAAGCGGTGTAATTAGTATTCCGGGTAGAATTGTATTTGGTAGTAGTATTGACAACATGCCACAATTACCGGGTGGATTTATAGGATTAAACACAGGCGATGGCAATTTTGATATTTGGGGAATTAGCCGTGATTATTATCCATCGCATCCAACGGCTGCAAATGGTTGGGGTATTAGATGGAGTGGTGACAATAATGACATTGAATTTGTAGGAGGGGGAACAAATCGTGCAATTATTGATTTAGACAATGGTAAAATCACAGGTGGTTCATTTGTGAAAAGCGGTGGAACATCAAGTCAGGTATTGATGGCAGATGGATCAGTTTTGGCATATCCTAATTTATCAGGTTATGCACTATTAAATGGTAGTACAGCAAATCAATTTAATGTATTTGAATTGAGTTATGCACAAACAGCATTTAATCCATCAGCAGGGCCAAGAACAACGATTGATTCAATGTCAATCAAAATGTGGAATAACTATTTTTATGGCACAGGATTAGGTGCTGATTATGGAACCGTGATGCAATATTATAGTCAAGGTGGACACGTTGAATCACAGGTTTACTTTGATGCAGCAGGTGGTTCGTGGTATAGGACTGCATCATATAATGCAGGATATGGTTCATGGCAAAGATATTTGACTGATATTAATTTCAATCTTTGGGCATTGCCAATTACAGGTGGAACATTAACAGGTAAATTGCAAATCAACGCAAATTGGGGAGGAACGAATCCTGAAAAATTTACAATTAGGGGTACATATCCATCAATTACATTGCGTAGCACAAATGCTGATAATAATTGGTTGATTCACAATGATACAACATTATCATTTTATAGTGCAGCAGGTGTTGATAGTGATTCTTGGGGACTAAGAATGAGACTTGATTCTGATGGTGTTTTAAAATTGAATGGGCATATTGTTTTAAATGCAGGTAATTATGCATCATATTCGCCAACATTGACAGGATATGGAGCATCAGGAACATGGGGGATTGATATTAGTGGGGCATCAAATAGGACATATCGTGCAATTATTGAGGATACACGTTCAGGTCAAAGAACCCCTAATGATTACGAGGATTATCGTACATCATGGGAATTCACAAATCAAATTGCTAGTGGATGGAGAACAGCAATGACAATGCAAGGATGGCATGATGGGTATGCAGCATGGCAAATTATTGGGCCGGCAGACACATCAGCAAATGAAACGTGGTATTTAAGAAGCGGAGTAAATACAACATGGAATCCATTGCGTACAATTATTCACAGCGGAAACATTGGTGCTCAATCAGTTACATATGCAGATAATGCAGGATTATTAAATGCATTGTCCAGTTATGTATGGAATAATGCATCTGCTGCATCTGATTATCATAATGGAATTTCTGCATCATTTGTATCAAGTGCACAAGGATTCCCTAGTTACGGTTCTGTTATGACCGTTCGTACATATTCAGGGGCAATGGGAACATTGCAATTGTACACACCATATTCGCCAACATATGGAGGATATAGACTTGGGTATCGTTCAAGTAATTATGATACAGGAACATGGGATGGATGGAAATATCTATTAAATAGTGTTAATGATCCATACGCATACAACATGAATCAAAATGTTAGGACTGATAGTCAGCCAACATTTGCTGATGTTTATACTAGCGGATGGTTTAGAAATAGCAATAATAATCAAGGATTATATAGCCAAGCTAATAATGTACACTTTTATTCATCTACGGATGGATATTGGAATATGGGTGCAGGAGGTCGAGGAAATGGCGGTTTGGTATTTAGACAAGACCATCAAACCACAATTAAAGGATATGTTTATTGGGATGGTGACGGATTTGGATTATTAAACAATCAAGGCGGTTGGTCTGTAAGAGCATTTTATGGAACAGGTTATGGTGGAGAATTAAGAGGCACTTGGTACACAGGTGATTTATTTGTTGGTACAGGTGGATCAAGTACAATTACAATGAAGGATTCTGATGAAGGAAACAGAGAAATACATTGTAATTCAAATCGTATTGGTTTCTTAAATCAATCAAGTTCTTGGGGTTCTTGGTGCAATGATTCAGGCTCTTGGGAATCGGCATCTTGGATGTATGCTCCTAATGGGTTTATAAATACACGAACAGTTGATGTAAACAGTAATTTTGGTTTATATTTTGATAGTGGAGCATCTAATGCTTATGCAATTTATAAGGAAGGTGGGGCATGGAGTCACCCATATCCTGATTTAAGAATTGCATTCCATACAGGTATTTCATTGGGTGCAAATCCGAGTTATGGTGGTGTGAGATTTTTTAGCGATTATGATATGTCTACCGTTGTGCTTTATGTAAATAATTCATCATATGGTGGAGCAGGTAACGTGTATGCAGTTGGAACAATTACAGCAACAGCATTTTACGAATCATCAGATAGCCGTTTAAAAACATTAATTGATGGTAATGCACAAATTGAAGGAATTGAGAATTTACAAGCCAAATTATACGAAAAAGATGGCAAGGTTGAATTTGGATATTTTGCACAAGATGCACAGGAATTAATGCCATATGCAATCACAAAAAATGCAGATGGATTCCTTTCATTATCATATCGTGAAGTTCACACGGCTAAAATTGCACGATTAGAAAAAAGGGTTGCAGAATTAGAAAAACAATTAAATTTGAATTGATATGCAATGGATAAACGTGGCATCAAATCAAACCGTTTCATGGGATAGTTTGCAAAATGCCTGTGACAACGGATATTTCCTGCAATTGCTACCTATGCCACCATCAGGGGAATCAGCAAGCCGTTGCGTGCGTAGGGAATTAATTCAATCATATATTGAAATTCAATCGGCACCATTATCAGGTGTGCCAAACAATGAATTGGTTGTGAAAAGCCAATTGGTTGCGGTTCAATATACATATTATCAATTAACATCCTGCGGTGGTGGCCCCGTTGCGTGGACACGTATTTCCCCAACATTGGGATATGGTCAGCGGTATATATATCCAACATATCCAAGTCCTCAATATTATTATTATAATGGTATTTCACAAGGCCCACAAACAAATGTTCCATCAGGATATAATGGATCAATTCAAATCGTAAGCGGTGCAACGTATTGTCCATAATCGTATATTTGCATATTAAACAACCAAATCAACATAAAATGAAAAAGAAGTACGCAGAAATCATTGTTTTATCACGTGTTTTAAAACATTTTGCCGGTGATCAAAAGACAAAGGCACAAAAGAAGTTGGCTAAAATTGAAGAAAAATTGAAGCCATATTTGGACAAATACGATGAACAGGCAGAGGAATACCGATTGGACAACGCATCAGTTGATAAAGAAGGTAATCTAATTTTAAAGGATAATGGTGGTTATTCTTACACAAAAGAAGGTTTGAAAAAATTGACCGAAAAATCAAAGGCATTGAATTTGACTGAGGTTGATTTTGAATTAATTCAGGTAATCAATCCGGATGGATTAGAAGAATTTGGATTCCTGAAAGATTGGGTTGTAGGTGTTGAGTTTACGAACATTGAAGAAGAAATAGAATTATAATATGAAAACAATCGAACCAATTTCCATTTGGGACAATGGATCAGTTCAAGAGGCATCAATTTTGAATGCTTATGCATCAAATGTTGTATTAGGTACATCCGCAACATTTGTTTACACGTTAATGGAATTTAATGCCGATCCATTGGTAATGAGAACATTATCACAAGGTCAATTAATTATGACAGGTGAGGCATACACCCAATGGACAATTGATTCGTATGCGTGGGATTGGGTTGCAGAGCAATTAAATTTGACCATCACAGGCGATTAGATTCCACCGGTTCCACCGGAACCAACACCGGCACCGGAACCTGAAATTGAATCACCTGCGGTTTAATGGCATTAGTAAACGGCACCAATGTTGTTTTGTATGAAGGCGATGTGGCATTAGGACATTCCAAATCAGCCACGATGTCTTTGCAAATGGATATGGCCGAATTTACCAATAAAGATTCGCAAGGTTGGAAAGAGGTGTTGGCCGGTAAACGATCGGCATCATTCACGGCTGAGGGTTTGATTGATTATTCTGATTCAGTTAATTTCAATCAATTTGTTGAAAGAATAATTACACGTGCTGAGGTGCAATGGGTATTCCAAACGGCCGGGATGTTTTATTTTGGTGGAGGCTATGTAACAGCTGTAGAAGAAATTGCAGAAACGGAAACAGTGGTCAGATATTCACTTGATATTGTGATTGATGGTCGTGTTTATTGGGAGCCTAGATTGCCATGGAACTTAGTTTTTACAAATTGGGAAAATATAAATATCAATTGGGAAAATGTGTGAGATATTTTTCTATTTTTACACAAAAAAAGAGGAATAAAATTTAAACAAATATGGCAACAGCAGGAGTATTTAATGGCACCAATCTATTATTAAAGGTTGAAGGCACAGTGGTAGGACACACCACATCATGTACATTATCAGTAAATTTGGATGTGGCTGATGCTACAACAAAAGATTCAGCCGGTTGGTCGGAAGGAATTGCAGGATTAAAATCAGGTGAAATTTCATTTGATGGTTTAGTAGATTATTCAGATGCTAATAATGCAGAGCAATTATTGGATTTGTTAATTGCAAGAACTCAATTAACTGCAATTTTTGGAACATCTACATCAGGAGATTCAATCTACACAGCTGATGGATTTATTTCATCATTAGAGCAAACAGGAGAGATGGAAGCAGCAGTAACTTTTAGTGGTACAATTACCATTACAGGTGCTATTGTTAAATCAACAAACGCATAATTTAGTTTGCACAATATATTAACCCAACATCAGAAATGGTGTTGGGTATTTGAATTTAATCTAATCATAAAAACAAATGGAAGTTAACAAACGCAGGGGTTACTGCCAATTAGATTTGGGAGGCAAAATCCGTACATTACATTTTTCAATGAATTTTTGGGCAGCATTTGAGGAAGCATCAGGATTTAAAATATCCGAGGTTGACAAGGTTTTTGGATCCGGTTTATCCATGGCCACAATGCGTGATCTTGTTTATGCAGGTATTATTGCTTATGATCAAGAAAATAATAATGAAATTGATTACAATAAATTTTCGGTTGGTGCATGGATGGATGAAATTGATCAAAAATCATTGGAAACCATTATAAATACATTAATGGAATCAAGGGTTTTAGGTAATGATCTAAATGCAGGAGTGCGTAGAAACGTATCTAAATCGACAAAAAACCCAAAGCTGATAAACCCCTAACATGGGATGCCATGCTTGATTATTACATTGGTCAAGCAGGTATTTTACCAGATCATTTTTGGCGCAATACATGGAAAGAAAATGCGTTGTTAGGGGAAAGTTGGTCAATTAAAATGAATCTATTTTGGGAAATGAGTAGATTTGAAAGCGCTATGATCGTAAATACTACAGCCAAAAAACGATCACAATTGATCACACCGGATAAATTATATCCATTGCCACAGGATGTATTTTTAAATAAGGGTACACCTAAATCATCACCGGAAGAATTACAAGCATTTATGGAACAAATCAAGAAAAGCCAATCAAAGTAAGGATTGGTTTTTTTTATAACTTTGAGGCATGGCAAATACATTAGAGATATTTATTAATGGCAATTCCAAAGATTTGGAGGCAGCCTTATCATCAGCTGAAAAGAAATTAGCAGGATTTAGCAGTAAAATGAAAGACATTGGTCAATCATTATCACTGCGATTAACAGCGCCATTGGCATTAGCCGGAGGCGCAGCCATTAAATTAGCATCCGATTTTGAAGAATCATTAAATAAAGTAAATGTAGCTTTTAAAGATTCATCTAAAGATGTACAGGCATTTGCAAAAACTACCTTAAAATCATTTGGTATTGCCGAGGGTACAGCATTAGATATGGCTGCATTGTTTGGTGATATGGCCACATCAATGGGTTTATCTACAGGGCAAGCAGCTAAATTAAGCACATCAATGGTAGGTTTAGCCGGTGATCTTGCATCATTTAAAAACATGAACATTGAAGAAGTTACAACAGCTTTAAATGGTGTTTTTACAGGTGAAACAGAATCATTAAAAAGATTGGGTGTTGTAATGACAGAGGACAATTTAAAATCTTATGCTTTGGCAAACGGGATTAAAAAATTGTATTCTGAAATGACACAGGGCGAAAAGGTTATGTTACGTTACCAATATGTAACAGATGCCACAGCCAATGCACATGGTGATTTTGAGAGAACCGGTGGAGGCGCAGCCAATCAAATGCGAATGTTGCAGGAAGGATTGAAAGAATTAGGCAATGAATTTGGTCAGGTAATGTTACCAACAGTGGTAAAAGTTATAAAAGGAATAAATGATTACATATCATCTATTTCAAAAACATCTGATTTTAGCAAAAATACAGGGACAACTGAATCCAGTATAAATTTACTTAATAAAGCTGGTACAAATATGACAGGATTTTTAACAGCAAACCCAAATGAAAAATATTCTAAGTCTTTAGCCTCTCAGTGGAGTGGGTTAAAGCAAATGACGGCTAACATTGATAAGCATAAAGATGTATTAGCTCAAAATCCAGACGTTTCAATGCAGGCTTCTTTTTTATTTGGAAGGAATGCAGAAAAATTAGATGGTAATAAATTACAGCCTATAGCTCAATTGACAGCTGATGGTAATGATGCCCAGTTAGTTTTAAAAGATGAGAATGGACAGACTACAACATTAGATGGGTTTGATGTGTATGGACAAAAATTAAAAAATAAAATGCCTGACCTATATGGGGCGAATGGAATGTTTAATAGTATTGTTACGCAAATAGGAGAAATTCCAAATGTACAGGGTAGGACTACTACGACTGATGTAAGAACTCAAGAGAACTACAAAGCTAAAGTTGCCCAAGCACAGGATATGGTTTTTGCAGATAGAGAAAACTTAGGTGACGTATACTACCTAGCAACTCAAAAACGAGGGAAGGTTCCAATATATTATGAAGAAGGAGACAACCAAGAAGAGTTGGCAGCAAAGGCTGGTGTAATTAAAGACAATGCTGACTTTATAAAAATAGAATCAAAAAATGGGGTTGGTGTAGCTAAGTTAGACGAAAACCAGACAAAATACTTAAAGTCTCATATAGCATCAGAGTTAGACTCAAGGGTAAATGTAAAAAAGTTTACACAGCAAGAGCATAAGACAATTAATAACATTACTGCTACACTTAAAAATGAAACACTTAAAGGAGCTGGTGAGATATACAATGGGATATTTAAAAATGACTCACATTATATACAATTAT